CAAAACCCTGCTCAGAGTCGATCTGGCGCTCGATAAAGTCAATCGAATACATCTGATCGAAATCCGACTGTGTCCCACAAAGGCATATCGTGCCACGCGGCATTAGCGAAAGCTCACCAGGCATAGTCAGTTCGATTACTCGCTCATGTACGGTTAGTTCAGCAAGCCTTTGTTGGGCAAGATTCAGCGCCTGGTCTGGCGTCAGATTCGGGCGAACAAGAACGTACTGCTGGGGCCTGGTCCCATCTGATGCCAATTGTTGGGCCGCGCTCGCGGTCTGCATAAATGCGCTCTGAAGTCTCGAATTCCAGCTCTTGACGGTAACTTCGATATCGCGCGCGAGCGTAAGCGAGCGCGTTAAGCGCACATCCATCAAATCCCGTGCGTTCAGATAGACGATGTTGGTTGGATCAAGGTTCTCGGGCCGGAAATAGAGCGTGCTATTCCTCACGAAGACGTCAAAGCGCTCCTGTCTTGCCAAGAAAACTAACAGATCCCATTCCGTTGTAGCACGACTGAATTGGTCGAGAGTAATTCGGTTGTGCTCATTCTGATAGTAGCGGCCGACCGGTGTAAAGGTCGGCGTCACTTCAGCCGAAAGACCGTGGCGAGCAGCGAGGATCCAGGCTATTTCACTCGCAGTGCGATTACTGAATGCCTCCTGGGTGCGGGTCTCGATCAGTCCAGCACTGAGGTCACGCCCCTCTAATCGAATCACACCGGTGATTGGATCCATAGAGATCGAGTCGACAGCGCCCTGTATCAGCGGTGTAAACGATACGCCGTCAAGGCTGAATTGGATCTCAGCCACAATGTAGCGCGCTGCCGCCCAGGCGGGCGCAATGGCAAACTGTCTGGTACCGATGCTCAGCTCCACCCGGAAGCAATCCGCCCCGTAGTAGTTATTGCAGACGACTTCTGCTCTTATCATCCCCGGTACCGGCTCGCCGTCTATAAGTAGCCGCGGGCTTGGCGTTCGCCAAGCAGATCCCGTATCACCGGACAGCAATCCCGCCTCCTGCACTTGGATCGCGTTCCGGGATGAGCAGAGTAACAACCCCCACGAGCATCGGGTCGTAGATGGAGTTCAGCTGCGCGATTCGTATCCACTGAGTCGCATCGCCAAGCTCGAGTGCGGCGATCTGAAAGAGATTGCCTCCAGCCACACTGATAGTTCGCACTGATCAGGTCCCCACATTCATAAGGCTGGTTGCGGCACGCCCTAGATAACCGCTCGCTGTCGTCAAAATAGCGAGTTGTTGAGACGCTTGCGCGGCCCTACCGAGTCCCGCGGCTCCTTCTCCAGCCGACACTGCCTCCACTAGCCCAGATCCGTTCAGCAATACTTCCGCTTCTACAATCGCCTGGGACAGTTCGGCCCTGCTGGCATTTAGGGCGAGTAGCGCCCGTGCAAAATCGGATGAGCCTCGATTTGTCGCATCCAATGCCGACACGGCTGTCCGGGCGGGAGCGATATTAAAGCCCACCGATGCCGCCAGAGACGCCGCGGTTGCCGTATCAGTTTGGATACTGGCGCTCGCGGACTGTGTAGGCTGCACTGCCGTACTGGCCTCGTCGCGCAGCACGCAGCACGTCAGGTGATATGGGATCCACCAACCGTTCCTGTAGTCCGCTTCGAACTTGCGGATTACCACAGTATAGAACAGCACATCCCACGTCAGCGGCAAGCCACTTGCACGCATCTCGTCCAGCACGCGAGCTCGAGACGTAGCATCCGGACCGGAAAACGTCCCCGAGAAACAGATCTCCGCATCGTCACGGCCGAGCGCATCGACGACCCGCCCACCCCCTGCCAGACGGTGGACTGCGAGACGTTGAGTACCGCCGAAATTGATCGCAGATGGCAGCTCAAAATTCTGAAACGCCACTGGTCCCAGAAGTAGGGCAACATCGGACATTGTAATGACAGTTCCGGCAGTGCAGTTCGCCAATGCTGCCTGGCGCTTTGCGCCGAGCAGCCCCTTTAAATCAACTGCGGTCAGAGTGCTTAGCTACGTACTGAATAACGCCCCTGGAAATGACGGCGTCAACTTCGGATCGAAACCGGAGTACCCTGAAACCGGCCGAGAGGCGCGGTCAGCTATTCGGTCCAGAATCCAACGTCCTATCTGTGCTCCATCCATATACAGGCTCCCGCCAACGCCTGGCCTGCTATCTCCACCAGTTGGCGGCGAAGCCGCCGGATTTTGTCCTAGCTCGCTAGATTGACTTTGAAGGCGCATCTGCTGAGGCGCGATCGAGATATTGGAGGGAACCGGAGCATCTCGCTTTTCCAGCGCCGCCGGTGCTGCCAAACGAGAAGAGCTGGTTGGGGGCGGTCCCGGTCGCTCGGATAGCCAACCCAATTCGTGGTCCAACGGTGGGTTTGTTCGTGCCTTGGCTTCCGCCGCAGACTTCCCAGAGGGTTGATAAGCAACCGAGGCGTAATCATCCGCCCCTGTCTCGGCATAATGCCCATCCGACTTCCCAGCTGGTTGATAAACAACCGAGGCGTAATTGTCCGCCCCTGTCTTGGCATAATGCATATCCGGTTGACTCGCCTTACTGAAGCCTCCGCGAACAACGGAATCAGACGTGGGAAGACCGCCAGAAGGAAAGGACACGTTGCGACCAAAAAGCACAAAGCGCTCCAGTTCCGGGATCGTCGGAGACGGTTCCGGTACGGCGGCCGCCGAGGGATATTTGACAGTTGGCTCAACAAGTGGGAGTGGTGAGAACACGCGGTCTTCGTGAGCCGGTTCGATCGATGTAGTTGCAAGCTCCGTTCGCGGAGCAAGGCTTACCAACTCTGTAGTGGGCGGCTGAGTGCTATTCAAATCCGGCGGGAAAGGGCTCTGAGCTGGATCCACATTGTAGGGATCGGCCGTAGCCAACAAAGCTTCTTCAGTACTCTGATCAAGCCGAGAGGTAGTCTCTACCTTAAGCGGTTGCGGTGCAAAAGTTGAGAAGAGCGTAGAACTCTCGGCTACATGTTGAACCTGGGGCGTGGTCGGCAGGTCGATGGCTCGCCCCAGTTCACAAAGCGAGCGCAGTCCAGCACCACCCTTTTCGACGTCGCCCTCAAGCGCCTTCAGATTTTCGCGTATCGAGGCAATCCCTGCGCTTACCTCGTCGTTCAGAGCCAGAGTGATTCCAATACTATACGCTTCGATCACTCTAACCCCCTAGTGCTGCCGCAACCGCGCTCGTCATGGGTTCAACGATCTCATCGGACGCGGCGACGGCCGCCGGCAATAGGAAAGGCTGCGGAGGAGCAGTATTCGTCCCCAGGTCCCGTGTTAACGCAAGCTCAGATGTAGCGCCTACGATCGCTTCTCTCCCGCTTACAGTGTAGAGAACCGATTGCGGTAGCTCGCTCTCTGTCGAGGTACTCGACCGGATTTGACCATCCACCGGCTCTGCCGCTACCCGCCGGGCGGCAGTCTCAAGCGTTTTGGCGGCGCTTTCCAATGCAGCATCACGCGCCTGTTCAACCCGTAGCCGCGCCAGCAGATCGGCAGCCTCTTGTAAACCGCGTAGGGAGATCATCGCTATGGCTTCCACTGCAGATTCTGCCAGTCGAAGATACCGCCTTCGAGCGTACCCAGAATCACAACGAATGCGAGACGTTCATCCTCATCCAAACTAAATGCTACATCGAACGGCACCCCGTGCTTGACCAGGTAGAGGCAGTCGATCAAGTCGGGGTGCCGACTCAGTTTCCCGCGCTTGCAACCAAATCTGCCGCACTCGCCCGCCCTTCCGGCGAGAGCGCAGCCGCAACCGCAGTGATTCCGGAATCGCCAAGGCGAGCGACCATTGCCTCGATCTGCTGCTCGTTCACTGGAGCCGGCACCGGAACGTCGTCGATAGACGTAACCGAGCAGGCAAGAACCGCCATTCCAAGCCACGGCTGATTCTGCGCCAACGCGGGTCCAGCCGCTTTGAACAGACGCAGCTTATCAAGTGCTGTCAGCCGCCGAAGGGCGATTCTTCTCCCGTCAGCGTCCGTTACAACCGGTCCATTTGTCGCGCCGGCTACGATCGAAGCAGACGGACCCATTAGATCCGCCGGCGCCGGGTCGCGAAAAACTCGAGTTTCTGTTTACGGTACTGTCACCCTTCCAGTGGCCGGCGCTGGCCAATTTGAAGGTCACATTATCGAATTGGTACGTGGAGGTCGAACCATCTGCCTCGGCAACGTACTGATACATGGTCCCCAGTGTGGACGGGTTGCCATTAAAGTATTGCTGTTCTGCAGCCGCTATGAAATCATCAACCGCCGAATTGCCACGTTCGACCTCGAAGGTTCCCTCCCAGCCCTTAGGCAGTTCGGTGCCAAGCGGAAGCCCGTCGAGTCGGCTGACCCGCACCGATTGGGTCAGCTGTCGCGCCTCGAATCCAGTGACGTGAGTGAGGTCGATGCGGCCTGCCGGGCCTATTACCACCAGTTGCGTGTCCCGGCCAATCGAGAAACTCGTAATCGACATGTGAACTCCTTACGCCGACTGCCCTGCGATGGAGGGTTTCCCGGTCGGCAGCGTTTGCGCAGATACCTGAACGGTTTGGCCTCCCTCGAGATTGACGATGAACTTTTCGTTTATACCCTGATACTGAACCTGGACGTCAGCCTGGACATACCCAAGCCCGGTTCGACTTACCGGGTTGTTTGTAGTATCGCAAATAACGCTGAATGGCAGATTCCCATTCATGCTGCCCAGTAGACCCTGGGCCAACATGTTCTGAAGGAAACTGAGCAGGGTTGCCCGAATCCTGCGGAACAGCCCAGAATTGATAATTTGGCCGACATACTGGGCCATGCCGGCTGCCAAGGTTGCTGCGATATAGTTGGTCAACCTGGTGTAGTTATCGCCGTTCGTACCTGGATTGGACGAAGAGTTGTGGCCTCCCCGAACCCCCCAATATGTTCCTCCGGGCTGCGGGTTCGCGATTACATCTACCCCCGCGCTGAGCAGCACCGAAAGCTCCGCTGCTGAGTATGCAGCTTTTTGACCCGAGCTGGGAGTTCCTGACTTCTGGCTGCCAACGATCCCATACAATTGCTTGTTCAGGCTCGACTGTTCCGGTGACAGATTGGCAAGCCGACCCGCGGCGAACCCCTGAGGTGAAACCAGACGGATCGTGTTGTTCACCTGGTCAGACCACCACAACCAGTCTCCGAACATCAGTTTGGCAGCGTAGCTGTCGAGCCCAGCTTGGTTCTTGGTCAAAACGGCATTTTGAATGGTATCCCCCGCCGGACCGGTCAGGATCATATAGATCCCTTCCTGCAGACCAAATCCAGCCTGAGTTGTCCACTGCGTCGGGTCATCAGCATCCGCCAGAATGGCAATGCCGCAGCCCTGTCCTCGTAGCGAATACATCCCTGTCCGTGGCAGCGCGTCAGAGCCTACCAGGAGCGCAGGCGTCACTCCCTGGGCACCGTCGGAGCCGGGCGTCCCAGACCCAAGTGTGATCGAGAACGAAGTCGGGGCCGTGGTTGCTCCGCCGCTATTGGTTACAACCAGCAGCGACGGGCCACGAAGGGGTCCCTGCCCCTGATTGACAGCCGCCGCCAGTGTCGTCCAGAAAGAAGCGCCGGTTCCGGCCAGTCCGTCAAATACCTCAGGCTGCAATCCCGGAAGCGAGATTGTTAAGCGCCAGGTATTTGGTTTCGAACCAGTCGTTAACGCCAGCGTAATCTGGTTTCCAAGCGAGCCGGTATACAGTGCTGTAAAGGTGCAGGTCGTACCGGGCACCGCCACCTGGGCCGCCGTATCGGTCCCGTCAGTAACGCGAACGCAGCGAAAATTCTGGGCTCCTTGTTGTACTGCTGTCGCGACCTGCGTTCCCATATCGTATTTGCGTGCGATAACCGGACCGAAGCTCCTGGCGTAATCCGCCATTGTCGCAACGATTACCGGTTGCCCGACCGCGCGCCAGGAGGCGGTCCCCACAACTCCTAGCACATTGGTAGGGACACCGTTCAAAACCAAATTCTGCGGTGGCACGATCTGCACGTAGAGGTCGGGCACAACCAGCGCGGTGGTGTTGATACTGCCCTGCTGTACAATTGGCATCGATTAGCCCTCCTCTGCTGACCTGAGAACGCGCACCACGTCATGAGCATGCTCACTGTTCAGCAACTCCGCGATCCGCGTTTCGTCCGCGATGACGTCGCCGCGCGCCAGGTCCTCAAAGGGCCTGACGACTATCAGATGGATATCCATGAAATCTCCAATTTCACGCAGTGAATGTGGTTGCGTTCAGCTGCATTTCTCCAAACAACATCGCAGGTTGTAATGCAGTCAGAATCGTCGGATATTCGACATCATAGAGAAGATCACGCCGGTACAGCAAAGCGTCCTGTGACCGATCGAAGGCAGTCGTGCCCGAGTAGGTGAGGCGCCCCTGACTACCATCTGGCAGGTTCAGGAATCTTAAATCGGCAAACGACTGATCGATAGCGGCAACGGTGGCATCTCGCGTCTCAGGTGTAGGGCACCAGCAACTAACCTTGAATACCTGAGACTGCCGGCGTACCTCTTTCCTCGCTTGCGCGTCTGCTACAATGCGGACCACCAACTTGCCGGCGCCCGGAACGGACAGAGTTGACCCAGTGAGCTGTACAATCCTATCCATACGCAGAAGAACAGCTATATTAGCCGCTACCATCGCGGCGGTATCGCCGCTCTGAACGCGATAAACGTACGTGCGCTCGTCCACCAGGACCCCAGCAATCTGGCCTGCATTCGCGGTGCCCTGAAATATCACTGACTCCCCTGACACTAGCGCCGTCAGGGTTGGAGAGACCGGAACCGCCGTCCACTCCTCGTTATACCGTGTCGTGGCGCGCCCCTCGCCCGGCCCGGCAAACACCGTCACGTTTACCACACCTTGACGGAGGTCGGCATCGAGCGCTGCGCTGTGCGGCCAGCCCCGATAAATGCGGCATTCCGGGCCTGGAACACTCGGGGCGTCGGTTCCATCCGGATAAATAGCCCCAGCGATGAAGGCAACAAGGGCCTCCTCAATGTCCGACTGGTCCGCCATTACGTCGTCGCCTGTCTAACAGTCAGCCGCCAACCCAACTCCGTGAGTTCTGCTGCACAGACAGTCGCGTTACGCCCAAGATCGTCGTCATTAGATCGCCGGGTAATATCGTCACACCTGATGTTCCTGGCAGAAGAATCGTCCAAAATGGAACGGCACTGTCGCTCGGCAGGTCGGCTTCGGGGTGCCCTGTTCCCGATGCCCCCAACACACTGGCTGGCCACCTGATGAGCAACGCGGCAGCGCTTGGTTCTGTAAACCCACCGTAGCTGTTGATGCCCACCATCGGCGCCGATGCTGCCCGTTTGAATGAGACGATGCGATTGGTTCGCACGCACAACACCGGCAAAAGTGGTTTCTTGTGAGGCAATGAACCAGGTTACTCCACACTGTACTAGATAATCGCCCGGTCGGGTGTAAGCAGCATCGAATATGCCGTGGGTCAGTGCCATCCCATAAGAGTTCGGGCGCTCAAATGAGCCCCGAACGCCACTGAAAAGAGCATGCAGCCTTAAGAACCGATTCGAAGGGGCCAAAGGATCTGACAACCCGGATGGTCGGTAGGCATCCGCACGCCTTCCCACCACACGGGCGGCAGCGTTCAGCCCCCACCGAATGCGGTCCTCAATCCTCGCCTGTGTCATTCACACCACCAGCGTGATGCCGGTACTGCCCAATGATGGTCCGGGGGGGATCCCCAGAAAACCGCATAGTCGCCGCCGCCATCCATCGAGCAGCTGCTCGCGGTCATGAGCTTCCGTCCTGTTGCGGGTCCAAATAGCGGCCTGATCAGTGTCTAAACTGTCAGCGGAATCTGGAATCGCAGTCTCAAGCTTAGTTGAACGAGGTAGCGACGCACCACGCTTTCCTCTGCGGGCGCCAGATTAGTCAAACGATACTCCAGCAGCCCAAACACCTGATAGAACCGCCAGTTGCTAAACCCTGCTGCACCGGCACCGTACGCCGGATACCCGCAGAATCGCCGAATGTCGGTCTTCTCTGAATCAGTGAACATCAGATAAACGAACCGTCCCCGCGTGTGAACAGAATGGTACCGCTGCCGCTGGCCAGCATGGCAGCAGCACAGGTGATCAGAGAATTCACCGCTAGCATCGCCCTGCCGCCAGCAAGGATCGGCATGTCGGTAGCAGAAGCGGCCACGGTCGGGTCGGCGCCAAATCGCACGAACGCAAGGCTTGATGTTGTGTTCGTTACGACAACCGAGTCGCCTCCTCCCACCAGCCCGATGCTTGCGGAGCTTGTCCCGGCAATCAGCGACACTGTACCCGATGGTCGAAACGGTTGAATGGACCCGGTTGCCATAGCGGTTTCCCTCCGGCCTGGTTTAGCCAATATGCTCGATCATTACCGCCCGCTTGAAGGCAGCATTGGTTGCCGTCGGAATGGTGCTCGGATTCGTCGTGGTGTCAGACGGAGCGCAGAAGCCGCCGATCCAATACCAGGACTGGGCAATGATTTGCTGCAACCGGTCCAGCGGTTCGCGAGTCACCATGGCGACCCCGTCCACGATGGTCACAATGCTGTCCTTCGGCGCGACATCCTCCGCCGCCATGCCGGCGAAATCACCTTCGATCAACGCTCCCTGACCACAGATGATTGGCCTCCTGACCATCAGCCCAGCTAGCGTCGGATGCAGCTGCACAAATGCCTCGGTGGTGGGTAT